TCAAAGAGATATTATTTATAAACGTTATTTAGAAGAAGAGGACGTATGTGATTACATGGTTTATAACGAAATAGGGATGTCAGAGCGTACTTATCGACGCTGGAAGTCTAAAGCGTTTTATAAACTTGCTTTTGCACTAGGGTTAGAAGTTTACGAGACAGAAGAAACGGGAGGTAATGAATAATGAACTTTGTTCAACCGATACGTGATCCAGAGCAAATACAGCAACTAAAAGATTATTTTAAGGAAAAGAGCTTACGTAATTACATTCTCTTTATTATGGGTATCAATACAGGTCTTAGAATCTCAGATATTTTGAAACTGAAGGTAGGAGATGTCAAAGGTAGCCATATATCTATGAGGGAAAAGAAAACAGGAAAGCAGAAACGAATACAAATTACTTCAGCATTGAAAAGAGAACTTAAATGGTTTATTGAAGAAAGAGAAGACAATGAGTATTTATTACAAAGCAGACAAGGTAAGAATCGCCCAATTGGTCGTAGTATGGCATATAAGATATTAAGTGGAGCAGCAGCAGAGTTTGGGTTGGACGAAATAGGAACGCATACGCTGAGAAAGACATACGGGTATCATATGTACATGCAAACAAAAAACATAGCATTACTCATGGAGATATTCAATCACTCGTCAGAGAAGGTCACATTACGTTATATAGGTGTAAATCAAGATGCAATGGATAAAGCAATGACTAGGTTTAAAATCTAAGCATTGCTTTTTCTTTTTAATTCTATACAGTTACTCATAAATTTCGTACTGTGTAACTCAAAAGGGAAAGTTTAATTAAGTCAATGGTAGCAAGGGATTTGGCAAAGGGGTCAGTTACACACAATATAAGATATGGGTAAGTGAGCATTTAAATTGCTTTCCTATATTTGTATAATGGAATTAACGATTTCAATTGAGGAGATGGGAATATGAAACTAAGTAATATGCAAAGTATTCTAAGTGTAGCTGAAGAAATGGGTGGTGGTGTCTTAGATCTTTTTAGTGAAGGTATGGATTACGTACCATATTTAGGTAGACTGGTACAAACCGTTAAGTTCAATAGGTTACAAAGAAGGATGGAAGAAAATAGTCTACAACTTCAAAGGATAAGTCAATTAGCAAGTTCTAGTATCCTCGCAGAAGAATACATAAAGCAAAGGATTTTTCCTATTGTTTTAGGAGAAATGATTGAAGAGCATGAAGATGCAAAAATAAATTTATTGTTAAATGGATTTGAAAATGTCTTTATTGAGGAAAAAGATAACGAAAGTATGGTAATTAATTATTTTGATGTGATTAGTAGATTACGGTATAAGGATATTAAAAGGCTATTATTTATAGCTGGAATAACGGAAGCGTTCGAACAACACATACAGGAAAGTGAAGAAGAGGCCTTCGTTTGGAGTGTAGATAATAAATTAGAAACCAATGGTTTGGTGGTTGTCGTTAAGAGTATTGCTATGATGAATGGGGATAATATAAAACCAGTTGTGCCTGAAAAAATAAAGATAACTCCATTTGGAAAAGAATTCTTAAACTTTATTCAAATAAAAAAACTGGCAGAGTCGTGACCGCTTTTTGGCAGGAAATGTACCGGTTGTTTTGGAATTAACGTGATATATTTGTATTGTGAGAAGTGGCGGAAAACACAACTCACTATGTTGTTTTTTGAATTCTAAACGGCTTCATATTTGCGGCGGGATTAAAAATCCGAAACCAGCAGATGGTAACGATTGAATGTTACTGCGATTAGGAAGAGCTTTTGCTCTTCTTTGAGCTAACAATATCCTAGGTGGATGGAATGAGGGAAACCTGAAAGTTTGCCAAGAGTGTCTGTTGTGGTTGTTAGCTGAAAGAGGAATAAAACCTCTAAACCAAACTAAAGTAAATATGAAATACACAACATGATTCGTTTATTTGCTTTCTAACTAGTAAAACTTTATGTACCGTATTTAGAGTAATAACATAAGAAATTGACGAAAGGGCAACTGATGCATGGTTGCTCTTTTATGATTTATTCCTAATTAGAAATAGTATAGAATTAGATTGGAATTAATTTCTAATATAGGGGTGGAAAAGATGAATATTAAGGATAAATTATCTTTGGAAAATATTCCTGAGGGAGCAATGGAGTGTATTTCAGAAAGTCTAGCGACTTTTCGTGAAGTTGGTAATACAGTTTCAGAGTTTAACGGTTATTTTGGTCTTATAAAAGTAGGTATTGATAAACGTAGAGAGACTAAGTGTAAGAGATTTCTTGAGGGTCTAGCTGCAAGAATATACTCAGATGAGGGGTTAAATGCAGCCGATCATCAAAAATTAGAGAAATTATTAAGTAATGATAAGAATAATGAATTAGTAATAGATATTTTGGAAGAAGCCTTGAATTCAGTATCTTATATGTCCTCGAAAATTTTAGGGGTTATAGCAGGCGGGATTTTAAAAGACTCTCGAGATTATAATTACAAGGATTGGATTATTGTAAATGGATTAAAAAATATGAACGATTGGGACATAGAAAACTTTAAAAGATTGTGTTTATATTTTAATACATATCCAGAACAAGAAGCGACGAATTCTGCATGTGTGTATTTGAATTTGCCGATGAAACAGTATGAAAATTCAAATGGTACTTCAATAAGAAATATTATACATGATGAAGATTTTAAACTATTTAAGTCATCTTTAATAAAAATGAATAACTTGCAAATTTTAAGTACAGGAATAATGTTAATAGATGATGATAATGTATCCTTTGTAAGAAGTAGTATCGCTACTGAATTATATGAGTTAATAAATATAATTGATAATAGATAGATTGTAAATGTTTTGAAAGCATTCCTTATGGAGTGCTTTTTATTATGCAAAAATTACATAGGTGGTGAGTAGATGGATGGCTAAGGAATATGCAAAGCACTTTTATAAATCAACAGCTTGGAAGAAGTGTAGGGCATCATACATAGCTACAAAATTAGATGGTATGTGTGAGCATTGCAAAGAAGAACCGGGATACATAGTTGACCATATTGTCGAGATAACGCCAGGTACTATAAACAATCCAGATATAACATTGAACCATAATAACCTACAATACTTATGCTTACCTTGCCATAATACAAAGACATTCGGTAAGTCAGTATTGATAAGAGAAGATGTAATGTTTGATGTGAATGGTGATTTAATTAGGAGGGATTAGTAATGAATCAATACAAAGTAAAGCTTAGAGGTGAACAACCTATGATTGTAGTTGGAAATATTATTTTATTTGATAAAGCATTACCACTAAATAGAAAAGATATAACTCATTATTTTAATGCGGATGTTGTTTGTATCATTGATATTTCAAACGAAAAAATATCAGATAGCCCCCCCATAAAAAAATAAAACTTGGTCTCTACAGGGGACCGAGAGGGGGGATTCAAGTAACACACAGGTCATTTCTATAGGGGGTGTGGTCATGAAGGGAGTGGAATTTTATGAGCGATAGTCTAGACATAGAAAAAGAAAAGCGAATTAAGAGAGAGATGACCAGATTAAACAGTTTATTAAAGAATTTAGAGCCGAAGAAAAAAAGAGCTGTTTCTTCACTCATAAAAAATGCTTCTTTTATGGCTGTTACTTTAGAAGATCTACAAGAAGAAATCAATAAGAATGGTGTTACAGAGCAATATCAAAATGGAGCGAATCAATTTGGCATTAAGAAGTCCTCGGCCGTAGAAGTATACAATACTATGATAAAAAACCATGTCCAGGTTATGAAACAATTAACTGACTTGCTACCAAAAGAACAACCTAAAGAAGAGGATGATGGATTTGAAGAATTCGTGAATAAGAAATGAGTAAACGAGTAAGAAAACAATATCCGTTAACTTATAATCCGATTATTGAATACTACAATCAAATTGAATCTGGAGAAGTAATTGTATCCAGTAAAGTTAGGCGGATATACAAGAAGCTTGTTGACGATGTTTATGATACTTCTTCTGTGTTTGAATATGATGCTAATAAAGCCAATCACGTAATAGAATTCATTGAGAATTTTTGCAAGCACTCAAAAGGTAAATGGGGCGGTAAAGCAATTGAATTAGAATTATGGCAAAAGGCATTTTTAGCAGCATCTTTTGGATTTGTTCATAAGATTGATGGTACGAGAAAATATAGAGAAGTACTCTTAATAGTGGCCCGTAAAAATGGGAAATCAACCATTGCTTCTGGGATTGGATTGTATTTACAAGTAGCTGATGGAGAACCTGGCGCAGAGATTTATGCGGTTGCTACTAAATTAGATCAGGCTAAATTAGTATGGTTAGATGCAAAAAGAATGGTTAAGAAGTCACCTGTATTATTAAAACGAATAAAACCGCTTGTTCGTGAGCTGAATGCGGATTTTAATGATAGTACATTTAAACCTTTGGGTAGTGATTCAGAGACACTAGATGGTCTTAATGTTCATGGAGCAATGATGGATGAAATTCATGCTTGGAAAGATAAGAATTTATATGATGTTATAGTGGATGGTACTTCCGCAAGGGAACAACCAATGATTTTTATGATTACAACAGCTGGAACGATACGTGAATCTGTTTATGATATGAAATATGAAGAAGCTGAGATGCTTTTAAACGGATTAGATGATCCAGACGGTTATAAAGATGATCGTTTCTTGCCAATTATATATGAATTGGATAAAAGAGAGGAATGGACTGACCAAACAAAATGGAAAAAAGCCAATCCGGGTTTGGGTACAATAAAAAAGACGGACCAACTTGAAACAAAAGTGAATAAAGCGAAAGCGAATTCTTTATTGGTTAAAAACTTACTAACAAAAGATTTTAATATCCGTGAAACAAGCACAGAAGCTTGGTTAACATTTGAACAATTAAATAACAAAGCTATTTTTGATATAGCAAAATTAAAACCTTCTTATGGCATTGGTGGTTGTGACTTATCCTCAACAACTGATTTAACCGCAGCGAAGGTTATTTTTATGCTTCCAAACGATCCGCATGTATATGTCTTGCAAATGTACTGGCTTCCAGAGGATTTACTTGAGCAAAGAAGTAAAGAGGATAAGATTCCGTATAATTTATGGGCAGAACAAGGATTATTAAGAACAACACCAGGTAATTCTGTTCATTATAAATTTATAACGCAATGGTTCTTGGAGATTAGGGATGAATTAGGGATTTATATACCGTGGATTGGTTATGATAGATGGTCCGCAAAATATTGGGTGGAGGAAATGGAAGGTTACTTTGGTAAAGAAGCAATGATTCCGGTTGCCCAGGGAAAACAAACTCTATCTAGTCCTATGAAGTTATTAGGAGCCGATTTAGAGTCTAAATTAGTGAATTACAATAATAATAGTATTGATAAATGGTGTTTATCGAATACAGCCATTGATGTTGATAAGAACCTTAATATACAGCCTAACAAAACAAATAATCAACGTAGAAGGATTGACGGAACCGCAGCACTTTTAAATGCATATGTGGTACTTCAAGAAAAACGTAATGATTACTTAAACATGATTTAAGGGAGGTGAGCAATTGGGGTTATTTAACAAGATATTCGGAAAGAAACAACCACCTACTATGAATCGTTTTGAAATGATAAACGACAATGGAGGAGGATTTTTTGCGTGGAATGGAGATATCTTTCAAAGTGATATTATCAGAGCTTGTATACGTCCTAAAGCAAAGGCCGTTGGTAAATTAGTTGCTAAGCATATAAGGGACAATACAAATGAATTTAAAGTGAATCCAGATCCATATATGAGATTTATTTTAGAAGAACCGAATCCGTTAATGACAGGTCAAATGTTTCAAGAGAAAATGACAATTCAATTAGAATTGAACCATAATGCCTTCGCTTATATTAAGCGTGATGAATTAGGTTATGCTACTGAAATTTATCCCATTCCTTGTACAACTGTTGAAGTAGTAGAAGGAACTCGAGGAGATATTTTCTTGAAATTTTATTTTAAAAACGGAAAACATATGACGGTTCCGTATATGGATATCATTCATCTTAGAAAAGATTTTAATGAAAATGATTTCTTTGGTGAACACCCAGGGAAAGTATTATCTTCATTAATGGATATCGTTACAACTACAGATCAAGGAATTGTGAAAGCAATTAAAAATAGTGCAGTAGTGAAATGGATATTAAAATTCAAATCGGTTTTAAAACAAGAGGATATCGATGCACAAGTTCAAAATTTCAAAAAAAATTACTTGAGTATTGATAATGAAAATGGTGGGGCAGCTTCATCTGATCCACGTTATGATTTAGAGCAAGTTAAACCAGAAGCGTTTGTTCCAGATTCAAAACAAATGCAAGAAACAACACAAAGGATTTATAACTTCTTCAATACAAACGAAAAAATTATACAAAGTAAGTATACAGAAGATGAATGGAATGCTTATTATGAATCTGAAATTGAGCCATTGGCGATGCAGTTTGCTGGAGAATTTACCAGGAAGCTTTTTTCACGTAGAGAGCGTGGGTTTGGTAACAAAATTATTTTCGAAGCAGCAAGTCTTCAATACGCTTCTATGTCTACCAAAATGAATCTAGTTCAAATGGTTGATAGAGGTTCTATGACACCAAACGAATGGCGTTCAATTCTTTCGCTCGGGCCAATCGAAGGTGGAGATAAACCAATTCGTAGACTTGATACAGCTTTAGTTAAAGATGGAAATGTAACTGGTAAAGGAGGTGGTAATAATGGACAAGACGGAGACGAGGGAAATAGTAACAAAGAAGATTGAAATTAGAGAAGATGACAATGGAAACCGAACGCTTATAGGCTATGCAGTAAAGTGGGAAAAGAAATCTTTGGTAATGGGTTATTATCGAAAGTTCCGTGAGCAATTCAAAAATGGTGCATTTACAGAAACATTGCAAAATGATGACCAACGTTTTTTATGGTCTCACGATACATCTAAAGTGTTGGGAAGAACAAAGAATAACACTTTGCGTTTAAGTGAGGATGTTGTAGGTTTACGTTTCGAATTAGACTTACCAAATACAACTTTAGGGAATGACACTTACGTATCGATTAAACGTGGTGATGTAGATGGTGTTTCATTTGGATTTAGCATGATAAGTGAAGAAATCCAAGAACCGGATGATGACCTTATGCTAAGAACTGTCACAAAAGCAAAGCTATTAGAAGTTAGTGCAGTGGCCTTTCCAGCATATCCAGATTCAGAAGTAAGTGCTAGGGGATATGATCCTTATAGAAATTACGTACAAGAAAAAGAAAAAACTGAATTACGTAAGAGATTGATTTTAAAAACATATTTATAGAGGAGAGATTTAAATGACATTAGAACAAATTTTAGCACGTATGGCAGAGATTCGTAGTTTATTAGAAAGTGATCAAGAAGTAGATCTTGCAGCATTAGATACAGAGCTTCGTGAATTAAACGATAAGAAGAGTCAAATTGAAACTCGTCAACGTCTTTTAAATGAAGCTCGTTCAATTAATGAGGGTACAACAACAGAAACACGTACTATTGAAACATTCAATACTAATCCAGAACAACGAGAAGAAGCTGAACAAGAGATTGAAAAACGCGGACTTGATTTAAAAGAAAATCGTTCCATTACGGTTTCTAGTGGTGATCTAGTTTTACCAAAACATACAGCGAGTGATATTAAAGGAACATTTAATCAAGTATCTAGTCTTATCGACGCTGTAACTCATATTCCATTAAATGGTGGCGAAAGTTATGAAAGAGCATATGAAAAAGGTCATGGCGAAGGGGATTACACAGACGAAAACACTGATTACAAAGATACTGATGTTCAATTTGGTTATGCAACAATCAATAAAACTAAAATCACAGCATATAGCGAGGAATCAGAAGAAACTCAAAAACTTCCTAATGCAAATTACAGTGGCGTTATTGTCGGTGGAGTGAATAAATCACTTCGTAAGAAAATTACAAGAGAAATTTTAATTGGTGATGGTGGAGCAGGGCATTTAGTTGGAATTTTTTCTGACAAAGCAACAGCAATCGTGCCATCCACAGATTTAATCATTTCTAAAATCGATGCTGACACATTAGATAATATCATTTTCTCTTATGGTGGCGATGAAGATGTGGAAGATACAGCAGTATTAATTCTTAATAAAAAAGATTTAAAAGCATTTGCTATGTTGCGTGATGCAGATGGTAAGAAACAGTATGATGTGAAAACAAACGGCAATACGGGAACAATTGATAGTGTACCGTACATTATTAATAGTGCTTGTAAAGCAGTTTCTGATACAACAACAAAAGATAATGATTATGTTATGGCATATGGTCCATTATCAAACTATGAACTTGCTACATTCTCACCAACGGATATTCGTCGTTCTGATGATTTTAAATTTAAGCAAGGTATGGTTGCACATCGTGGTTCAGTATTTGTTGGAGGTAACGTAGCAGCGCATAATGGTTTCTTACGTGTGAAGAAAGCTCCAACAGTTTAAGGGGGATAATTCATGAGTAAACATATAATTATGCGTGCTTTTATTGATAAAAATACATTAGTAGGCTATTCGGAAGGTGATACGTACGAATCAAATGATTCTGAACGTATTGCTTTTTTAATTGAAGAAGGATTTTTACAAGAGAATCAAAAAACTTCTAAATTTCCTAAACATGCTGGCGGCGGTTGGTATGAATTATCCAATGGTGACAAAGTTCAAGGAAAAGATGAAGCTGTGGAAGCGGAACAATCATTACGAGGTGAGTAATTATGCTTTTGGATGATATTAAAAGTTCCTTACGTGTATCCCACAATGCTTTAGACAATGATATTTCTGATTTAATTGAAGAAGCTCGACACGATTTAATGTTGTCGGGCGTTTCTTCAAAGAAAGCAAATGAAGATACTGATCCATTGATTAAACGGGCGATAAAAACATATTGTAAAGCCGAATTCACTTCTGATGCCAGGGAAGCTGAACGCTTCAAAACATCTTATAACATGTTAAAAAACCATCTAACATTAGCAGGTGATTACAAGTGAATGATATTTTATATTTTCCGATTGTAACAACTAGTAAAGATGAATTGAATCAAGTAGAAATTTCAGAGGACTTTACAAGACAAGTATTTTGTGAGAAAAAAAGTGTTTCTCAAGATGAGTTTTTCAAGGCTGGTCAAAATGGATTTAAGCCTAAATGTGTATTAATTGTTTATACATTGGATTATCAAGAGGAACAAAAAGTAAAGTATCGTGAAAAAGAATATAGCATTTACCGCACATATGAAAGAGATGATGAAAAGATTGAACTATATTGTGAGGTGAAATCTGGTGACTAATATCAATAATTTAACGAGTGAAATTGCTAGAGAACTACAAAGATATGCGAATGTTGTAGAAGACAAATTAGAAAATGAAATTGATGAAGTTTCAGATGTTGCCGTAGGTAAATTAAAGCAAAATAGTCCTAAAAAAACAGGTGGTTATCGTAAAGGATGGAGAAAGAAAAAAGAAGATAACGGTGTTATTCTTCATAATACAAAAGGACAACTAACACATCTTTTAGAAAATGGACATGCGAAAGCTGGTGGCGGCCGTGTACCAAAGAAAGTGCACATTCGTCCAGTTGAAGAGTATGTAATTGACGAATTGCCAAAACGTATCGAAAGGGCGATTCAACAATGACATTAGGTGAATTAACGAAAATTCTTGAAGCTACAGGTTATCCTGTGGCTTATTCGCATTTCGTAGCAACACCAGGTAATCAAGTACCAAAGCCACCGTATATTTGTTACCTTGTGGACGGCTCAGATAATCTTATGGCAGATAACAAGGTTTATCACAAGATAAATGATTTAAATATAGAACTTTATACAACTAAAAAAGACTTAGTTGCGGAAGCAAAACTTGAAAAAGTCCTGGACGATCATGAGATTCCTTACGATTCGTATGGGACTTTTATTGAATCTGAAAAAATGTATCAAAAAATATATGAAACGAGGTTGATATAAATGCCTGAGAATAAAGTTGTTTTTGGTCTAAAGAAAGTACATTATAGTGTTATTTCTGAAGATGAAACAGGAAAAATCACATATGGTACGGTTGGAAAGTTGCCTGGTGCAGTTGAAATGGAACTTGAACCCAAAGGAGAACAATCGGACTTCTATGCCGATGACAGCAACTACTATACAGAATCAAGTAACCAAGGGTACGAAGGTAAATTAACTATCGCTAATATTACAGAAGCATTTCGTACTGATGTATTAGGAGAAATTTTAGATGAGACTGATAAAGTTCTTACAGAAGTTTCGAATGCAAAAATTAAAAAAATCGCTCTTATGTTTGAATTCGATGGTGATGTAAAAGCGATACGTCATGTGCTTTATAACGTATCAGTGGCAAGACCTGGTGCTTCTTCTTCTACAAAGAGTGATAAAACCGAGCCAAGTACAACTGAATTATCATTTGTTGCGGCGCAACATCCATTAAATTATAAGGTTAAGACATCTACAACAGTAGGCACACCAGCAAATGTTTATGATGCATGGTATACAAAACCTTATGAAAAAGCTGTGGAGGCGTAATTAGATGGAAAAAACAATTGTAATTGATGATAAGAATGTACTTCTGAAAAGTACCGCTGGTACAGCTATCCGCTATAAGTCGCAATTTAGACGTGACATGTTTGCGGATATTCTTAGTTTAGGAGTACTTTCTTCACTACTTTCACCAAATGGTGAACAAGAGAACATTGATTTGTCTCAAGCGGACTTTAGTAAACTAGATTTTGAAGTTATTTATAACTTAGTTTGGGCATTTGCTAAAACAGCAAATAAAGAAGTTCAAGATCCGTTAACGTGGCTTGATACATTCGGAGAATTTCCAATCGCTGAAATTATTACTGAAATTCAGGATTTAATCAAAAGTACTGTTCAATCAAAAAAAAAATAACAGATCAGGAACAAGGGCAAGGAAGTAGCGACGGTGATTTTTCAGTTGATACATTTCTTGCTCTTTGTTATTCATGCAAACTTTCAAAGATAGATTTAGAGGATATGACAATAGGTGATTGTTTGGATTACATCGATGAATATGTTGAAATGCAAAATCCACAAAAAGAAAAAAGTAAAACAAGAAAAGCTAATCAGTCTGATTATGATGCTTTCTAAGAAAGAGGTGAGAAAATGGCAGGAAGAATTAAAGGTATTACGATTGAAATTGGTGGCGAAACAACAGGTCTTCAAAATGCTTTAAAAGATGTAAATAAACGTAGTAATGATTTAGCCAAGGAGTTAAAAGATGTTGAGCGCCTTTTGAAGTTCAACCCAGGTAATGTGGAAGCGTTGGCGCAAAAACAACAATTACTTACTCAACAAATTGAAAATACAACAAAGAAACTAGACCAATTAAAATCAGCTCAACAACAAGTAGAAGCGCAATTTGCACGGGGGGAAATTGGTGAAGAACAGTATCGCGCTTTTAGGCGAGAAATTGAATTTACAGAAGGATCTCTTAATGGTCTGAAAAATAAACTTGGAAGCATGAAAGCTGAACAAGAAAGTGTAGCGAATTCGACACGACAATTAGAAACTTTGTTTAGTGCTACAAGGAAAAGTGTAGATGATTTTGCAGGTGCATTAGGAAATCGTCTTGTGAATGCAATTAAAAGTGGAACGGCTACCAGTAAACAGCTTGATGATGCTATAAGTAAAATCGGCAAAGAAGCACTAGGAGCTAGTACTGATATAGATAAAATGAAAAAAGCTCTGTCATCCGTTGATGATGGGGCTTCTTTAAAATCTGTAAAACAAGAACTAGGCAATGTCGCTAAAGAGGCAAAAAAAGCAGCGAATGAAGTTGATGATTTAAACGTTGAGCTAGAAAACATGTTAGGAGCAGCAGCGGCTAGTGCTGGTATAGGTAAAACACTAGAAACTGCATTAGATACTTCTAAGTTAAAAACAAAGATTGATATAACCTTTAATGTCCCAGAAGAATCAAAGAAATCTGTGGAAGAAGCTGTTAGAAGTATAGAAGCGTATGGAGTCGATACAGAAGCATCACTTGAGGGTGTACGTAGACAATGGGCTTTAAATAAAGATGTAAGTGATGAAGCGAATGCAGCAATCGCTAAAGGTGCGGCTGTTATATCTCAAGCCTATGAAGGTATAGATTACACAGAATTGATTCAAGAAACATACGAAATAGGTAATGAATTAGGAATATCTCAAGAAAGTGCCCTTGGTATGGTTGATGCATTGCTAAAAATGGGATTCCCTCCAGAACAACTAGATATCATTGCCGAATACGGAAGTCAGCTGACTCGTGCGGGTTTTAAAGCTGAAGAAGTCCAAGCAATTATGGAAGCAGGCGTTGAAACAGGTAGTTGGAATTAGATTATAGTTCCCTTGTATGGCGACATACAATGATAAACTCCTTTAATTCAGTGAAACTCTCAAATGAGACAATACTGAGCGAAGCCTTTTAATTAAGGAACGTGCAACGACTAGTCGAAAGACGTAGGGTGTAAGCAAATGACACTCGAAACGGGGAGCA